GAGGGGTATATTTTGAGCGATAATGATTAATAAACCAAGTAAAATAGTCGGAATTTTATGAAATTGAGATAAATTTATGAAGTTATTATATATAAATTGGTGCGCTCGGCGGGCACTTGATCAAAAATAACAACTTCTTAGGTTTTTTTATCTTTTCTTATTATTTCATACAAAACAATCAAATGCCAAATTAGCCAATAATCTGTACTTCTATTATTTCTTATTTTTTCCTATTATTTCGGTTATCACAATTACGCCAAGATTACGCCACAAAATTATGGCTTCATTTAGACAACGCAACGACACATGGCGAGCCGAGATAAGTGTAAACGGAATTCGCGAAAGTGCAACCTTTGATACAAAAGCACAGGCTAGGGCTTGGGCCTCAAAACGTGAGACTCAATTACGCGAACAGTCACATGGAAAACTTCCGGACCATTCATTTTTAGAAGCAATTGAACGCTATCTTAATGAAGTAAGTATAAAGAAGAAAACTCATGAGAATGAAGTCAAGCGAATGGCTTTCTTTAAGCGTGAGTATAAAAAGCTATGTCAAAAACAGTTGTCAAAAGTTACCACTGACGATTTAGTCCAGTGGCGTGACTCCCGGTTAAAAGAGGTGCAGGGTGCTACTGTCAGACGTGAAGCAAATATTTTAGCTTCTTTATTTACTGTTGCCCGGAAAGAATGGAAGTGGATTAAAGAGTCTCCAATGGCCGACTTGACTTTACCCCCACCATCAAAGCACCGTGATAGACGAATTGCCCAAGATGAAATTGATAGATTATGTCTTGCAGCAAATTGGGATAACAATGTCCCAGTAAATTCAACTCAGCAAATTATAATTGCCTTTCTCTTTGCAATTGAAACAGCAATGCGTGCTGGTGAGATTGTTGGTTTAACTTGGGATCGTGTTTATTTAAAAGATAGATACCTAGTTTTAACTGAAACAAAGAATGGTACTAAACGAAATGTACCACTATCTAAGCGTGCAGTTGAGTTGCTGACTTTATTAAAAGGTCTTGATAAAAAGCAGGTCTTTACTTGTAATTCCCAAAGCTTTGATACGCTTTGGCGTAAATTGAGAGATAGATGTCAAATCACTGACTTGCACTTTCATGACACACGCCATGAAGCTTGTACACGCCTTGCAAGGAAATTAGAAGTTTTAGACTTGGCCCGTATGATTGGGCATAAAGACTTAAGAAGCTTGATGGTCTATTACAATGCTACTGCAAGCGAAATTGCAACGAGGCTAGATTAGCCCCGTTTGCGTGGTCTTCCTTTCTTTGGCTCATCATCCGATTGTTCATTCAACCAGTTTGATAGCTCTGCCAAGTTCCATCGTCTTCCTTGACCGCACTTAATAACATAGCGCGGTTTAGGGAAGGTTGGCAGGCAGCAAACTGCTGCCTTAAAGTGTACATCTCGATATCCCAAGAACTCAGCAGCTTGAGAATCATTTAGCCAAATATCTGAAGGTGGTAACGCTACAACAAAGTTACTACCTATATTCGCAATTGCTGTCATTTCACCCCTCCTTACTTTCCGCTTTTCTAAAATCAGTGCCTTCTGGATCTATCCCAAAATATTCACAAATTTCTGTAGCTTTTGTCGCACCTGGCCCATGTCTGGATACATGAACCCAATTCAAAACGTACTTTGGCTTTTTACTATTCATGAGAGCCATTAGATAAAGTTGCTCAAAGTTAAATTCACTCATTCCTCAGCTCCCGATTCGCTTTCCAGCTTCATTGCACCTTCTTCTGGATACTCACTTATATAAACGTAGTAACCACTGCCGCTATGAGCTTCATCAAACCAAGCAATTGTTAATTCAGTTTCTAAAAGTTCTGGATCTTTGTTTGGTGCACCAAAGTTTGCTGCTGCATATAATTGCTCACAGGTTAAGTAAATCTTTTTCTCTGGCACCGACTGAGCTTTGGCTTTTTCTAGCTCTGCATCACGATGCTTTGCACATCTGAGCCAAGCATCCCAACGGCTATTTATGTTGCTTATCTCTTCCTGAGCAATTTCAGAAGGATTATTTGATCTAGTCATAAACAGTTCATGCTCATGACTAAAAATAATATCTCTTCTTCCTTTGTAATATTGGAAGGTATTCAGAAAAGCCTCTCTTTCCTTATTCAAATCTGTCATGCTGCCACCTTCAATGTTTTAATTGCGTCATCTATAGCTTGGTTGAACTTGCGAACATCTTGTTCTAATGCTTCAATTGCCAAGTCTTTAGCAAAGACGCGGATAATGATGATTTGTAATCCTTCTGGTAGACGTGGGTCATAACTCACAAAGTCACACCATTCACGACGAGTACAAGCCAACTGACTAGTGATTTGAGGTATATGCTCATCTGGTACTTGCTTAGTCAGAAGGGTATTCAAATGTGTTGTAGTGTCTGGACACTTAACTTCTATTTGCCCTTTGTCACCTACAAGTCCATCCGGTGAAGCCCCAAACATTTCAATGAAAGGGTGGTCTATTAAACCTGTGCCTACTACAAAGTTGCCCGTTTCATTTTCATAAGCCGCTATTGCATGAGGCTCGTTATCGATACCCCATTGCATAGTAGTGTTTGTGAAGATTTCCTTCTGAACGCCAGTGAGGCGCTCAGCTAGAATGGTTAAACCCAATGCATTTAAAGCTTTGCCTTTATTGGGCTTTGCATTTAAATCCTTTACACGGCTTGCTGTGACTTTCCCACAGCGTTCCGAATGCCAATCTTCACTACGCTGGAGAATGTTCATAAGTTTCTCCTTGGCGCTGTAAAGCCTGATCTGCAAACTGAGCAATTTCTTTTAAGTTAATTGAATGCGTTTCCCATAAATGCTTTTTAAAGTTGCTTTTTGGAATGGCTACATAAGCAGCTTGCAGACGTTCAGTACCGTATTGTGCTTCTGATTTGAGCGTAGGCAAATGCTCATCTTCAAAGGCTTGGTAGCCTTCTAAATCTGTTGAGTTCACAGTTCTTGAAGCTGGCATAAACTCTTCATGATCAACTAATTCATCTTCCGTATAGACACCTAAAATCACATCAGGAAAGTGAAGGCGAGCCAGCTTCTTAGTAGCCAAGTATGCAATTTGCTGTTTAGGGTCATTCACCCAGTTTGGCGAGTTGCGTGTAGTGCCTACTTGAGCAAATGAAACATCATGGATACGTGGCTCTGATTCACCTTTAATGGTTACCCATACACGCACACCAACATCATGAGCCTTGCAAGTTTTACCATCTACTTTCGACCAGTCGCCATACCATTCAAAGTTAGGTCGACCAACGATAGGGGCACGAGCAATAATCACGGCATTTACTAGTTGAGCTTCATAACCCAAGTTGCCATTTACTAAATGTGTCTTTTGAGCGACAGCAAAAGGGTTCATACCCCATTGCATTGCCTGCATAGTTACTGCCAAACAATCACCAGAATTACCTTGTAAATGCTTTGGCACTGTAATAACTGCCTTACACATGAAGTCAGCAAATGCCACCATGTTTTGCATTGCTTGAGGATCAAGAATCAATGCAGATGTTTGAGCATTCATTGGTAAATTTGGTTGCACTTCTACTGGCGCATTCATAATCTTCTCCTAATTCTTTGGTGGTTCTGGCATCCAATGAGTGACACTGACAACATGATTCTTTTCATCTACTGGTGCATATTCTTGGTTTTCATTACACATAATATTCACTGGCAGCCAGCAGAAAGGCTCCTCCATCCATTTACATGGGTAGGCTAAGCTCACGCCAAAACCTTCAACCTTCACGTAAAGTGGCAGTTCTGTACGCCACTTATTGATTAGTTCTGGCAGCCTTTCATCAACACTAATCCACTCCATCACCCACCTCTCAACTCATTTCTAATTTCTGCTAATCTTTTTAACGTTTCACTTAAGTAGGCGATTTTTGTCTTAATAGAAAACTGATCACCTAGCTCTAATTGGATCTGCTCAGTACCGCGACCTACATAGCGAAGATGAATCCAATTGCCGCCATCAGTGATGACTGT